AACGAAGTCTACTACAGCGGCCTGACCAGCTCGGCCCGCGTCTCTGCCGTCCTCTCCCAGACCATCGCGATCAAGCTCTACGACACCGCGTCCCTGGTCAACCACCCGTCGATCCTGAAGGTCAACGCGGCGCCGGGGTCCACCGCGGTGCAGGTGCCCGTCATCTCCTGGGGTGCGGATGGCATGGCCGCGGTCGCCGAGAACGCTTCGGTGAGCAACACCTCCCTCGCGTCCACCGCCGCAACGATCACCCTCGCGCGCCAGGCGCTGCGCCGGCAGATCTCCGACCTCGCCCAGGCGACCGCCCAGGGTGTCCCCCTCGACGTCACCGTGGACAACATCGCCACCGACATGGTCGCGGCGTACAACAAGCGCGCGACCACGATGCTCACCGCGCTCGCCAGCGGGTTCTCCAACTCGGTTGGTTCCACCGGCGTCGATCTGTCGGTGACGGCGTTCTACAACGCAATCTTCTCGCTCCAGCTCACGGCCAACTCTGGTCAGTTCGTGGCCGTGCTGCACAACCAGCAGATCAACGACCTCATGAGCTCGCTCCGCTCCGAGACCGGCCCCGGCCAGTACCTCGCGGCCACCCAGGAGATGCTCGTCGCGAAGGGCCCCGGCTTCAAGGGCAACCTCTTCGGCGTGGATGTGTTTGGCAGCAACACCGTCGCGACCGCGAACGCCGGCGCCGACTACCTCGGCATGATGTTCGCCCCCAACGCGATCGGCATGGCAGTCGCCTCCGTCTCCCCGATCGTCGGCGCGACCACCGTGCAGCCGGTCGCTCCAGTCACTGTGGAGTTCGAGCGGGACGCCTCCTCGGGCAGTTCCATCGTGGTGGGCTCGGTCCTCTGCGGCGTGGGCGAGATCGACGACGCGAAGGGCGTCGGCATCCTCAGCGACTTCTAAGTCGCATCCAGCACAGCGCCCGCGCCGGTGGTTATGCTACTGGCGCGGGCGTTCGTGCGTCTGCACATAGGAGCATCATGGCGGCGACCTTTGGATCTGCGGGACAGGGCAATTACAGCGGGCAGGCGGCGAGCAAGCCCGCGGCGATGAAGGAGCTCGTGAAGCTCGAACCGATCGCGCCCTGGTGGTACATCCACCATCCGGCTCGCTGGACCTACCGCGATGGCGAGTGGCTCCCGTGGCTGTCCGAGCTCCGCGCCGATCCGGGTGTCGCGAATGTCGACCGCTCAGGCGCGATGGACATGGCCGAGGTCGTCAAGCGCCGTCAGGGCTGGACGCTCATCCCGTGGGACGCCGAGGCCGGCGGCTACTGCATCGCCTACGAGGGCGTGGCTGGCATGGTTCACCTCAGCAAGTGGCAGCGCCCCAAGCTCGTCGCCGGGCAGACCCGGATCGAGAGCGACGAGGTGGGCTATTGGGAGTTCTGTCGCCGCCTCGTCTCGGACGGGTACATTCAGCTTCCCGACCCCGACTTCATTGAGGTGCAGATCGACCGGCAGGAGAAGAAGGTGCAGGAGTGGCGTGAGAAGGCGCCGACCTCGCCCTACCACCGCGATGCGCTCGCCGTCGAGGAAGCCCTCCTCGAGGGGATGCGCGCCGCAGCCGATCGCTTGTACAATCCGCCCGCGCCCGAGGCCGAAGCTGCCCCCGTCGAGGCGCCCGCTTCCAAGCCGCGTCGAGGGGGGCGCGCGTGAGCGGCGAGCGTCCTGGCTATCGGGAGGCGATGGACCGGATGCAGAAGCAGCTCCGCGACTCTGGCGTGTCCTCTGACAAGGCACGCAAGGTCGCAGAGGAGACGGCCCGCCGTCACGACCAGGCGCAACGCGATAAGGGACGATGACAGGAGGCCGGGATGAGCTTGGCGGAAACCGTCTATAGTGCCAGGTTCCGTTCGTCGGAAACGATCGAGCGTGGACGCACGCAGACGCTCTCCTGTCCGACCTCCCGCGCCGGTGCGACGGCTACGCCGGCGAGCGGCACCTTTTCACTGTATCGCCCCGACGGGTCCGCCCTGGTGTCCGCCCAGGCTGTCACGGTGTCCAGCGTGGCCACCTACAGCCTGACGGGCGCGACGACGAGCGCGGAGGCGCTTGGCGAGGGGTGGCTGGTTGAATGGGCGCTCGTCATGCCCGACGGGGTGACGCACACCTACCGCAACGACGCGGCGCTGTGTCGGCGAGAGCTCACGCCGGTGGTCTCCCAAGATGACCTCACGCAACGACACTCCGACCTTCCCTCCCTCCTGGGCGCTGCGGCGAGCCACCAGCCTTACATCGATGAGAGCTGGTGGACGATCGTAAACCGCCTCATCGCGGCGGGGCGGCGTCCATACCTTGTCATCCAGCCAAGCGCCCTCCGCGATTGTCATCTGATGCTCGCGTTGCATCTGGTGTTCCTCGACTACTCGACTTCCGCTGGCGACGGAGGCCGCTGGCAAGCGCTGGCGGCGCACTACCTCACCGCCTACGAGCAGGCGTGGGGGCAGCTCCGCTTCACGTACGACGAGAACGACGATAACCGCGTGTCTCCGACCTCGAAGACCGCGGCGACCTCGCAAGTCTGGACCAACGGCCGCGGCCTCCGCACCGCCCCCTGGTGGCGCTGATGGGGCGCACCGTCCGCCAACTCCGCGAGGATGTCACCGCGCGCATCCTGACGTTGACGGGGTGGCGTGAGTCGCGCGTGGCGCCTGACAGCTTCGGGAGAGATGCCGATTCAATCGCCCACAAGGCGTTTGTCGTGCATCCGACGAGCACCGATGATCTCCGGCAATACCGAGGCCGCCCCGCGGAAGGGACGCTGGTGGAGACCGCGCTCGAGGTGCGGTACAGTTGGCGCCTCGCGCCGAAGGACATCTCCAACAGCTACGACGACGCCCTCGACGGCGAGCAGGCCGTGATCAATGTCCTCATGGTCTACGACTCGACGTGGCCTTTGACGTACAAGTTCCAACTCGTCAGCGTCACCCGCCAGGCGTCCGACTCCGGCGAATGGGTTACCGGGGTGGTAGCCTTCCGCGTCGTTCACACCCTTCCCCTTCAGTGAGGCAGAGAGATGCCGATTTCCAGCGTGATCAAGAACTTCCGTGATGGGACCCTCACTATCGAGGACGGCACCGCCGGCACGCCAATCGCGATGACGATCGTCTTCGAGGCTGGCGACTTCTCGGTCGACAACCTCAACGAGGGACTGGTTGAGACGACGGCGTACCTGGACCGTGGCGAGTTTGCCACGCTGCGCAAAACCAACCGCAGCTTCCCGTCGTTCAGCTTCTCGGCTCACTTCACCGACCTGTCGGACGCGACCAACAAGACGATCTACGACCTCGTCCGCAAGACGGGCGCGTGGGCCGCGGCTGTGTCCACGCTCGGGACCAATGCCGACGCCATGACCTACAAGGTGACCTGGACCTGCGAGGGCACCAATTTTGGCGATGCGTCGGATCACGTCCTGATCATGCAGGACTGCCGGCTCACGGTCAGCATCTCCGAGGGTGACCCGACATCCTTCTCGATCTCCGGCGTCTGCTACGGCGCGATCACGGCGACCTGATGCCGACGGTACAGCTCGGCTCGCATACGGTCCCCCTTCGCCCGCCGGCGTCGTTCGCGCTCGGGCGGTCGGTGCTGGTCACCCTCCGCACCGACGCGCTCCTGGGCCTCGGCGCCGCCCTCGGGCTGTGCTGGGGCGGGAAGCCGCTGAAGACCACGTTGCGCGCGTGCGGGCACTCTCTGCCCGAGTACGGCGCGGCTGTCGTGGACGAGCTGCACGCGCTCGGTATCCCCGAGGCCGACATCTGGGCGGCCGGGAGCGCGGCTGTCGAGCTCCTGACGGCGGCGCCGACGGAGGCGGGCGTGGCGGCCGCCGAGGGTTTTACCGGTCCGCCGAAGGTGGGCTCGACCGTTTAGCGGTTGAGATCGGTCTGCGATATTGCGGCGACCCTGACGCGTTTTATGCGTGGCCGGTGGAGACACAGGAACGCGTGCTCGGGTGGGTGCGCGCCCAGGCGCCTACCGCCCCACCGGCGCGTAAGCCAGTTGCGGCGCAGGCTTCGAAGGCCGCGCGTGACTTTTGGGGGTTGTGATGAGCGCCAAGGTATC